CTGCCTTCTCACACACCGCCCTTGTTTACAGACTGTCTAATAATAATATAGATGGTGCACTTACACGTTTGACTTGCGATCCCGAGCCTACTCTCGAGATAGCATATAATCAAGAACGTTTTTTGTGCACCCATCCTCCCAGACATATAAGACGATTAAGAGACGCACTCAAAAAACATATCTCTCACTGTCAAGATCTCGACTCACAAGATTGGGTTTCACAAATCTTGCTGTATGCTGACACACCGCACCCAAAGCGCAAATTACGTCTTCAGGCAGCACTCGAGATCGTTGATAATAACCTTTTCAATGTTAAATCCAAGAGGAAGAAAAGCTTGTTGATACTTAAGGTATGCTCCAAGTTCAAACGTATGGAATGGGCCAAACCGGGCAAGTTTGGTCGCAACATCGTTGACATGTCCGTGGTGGGCAGTCTCCTCTCAGGCTTTGCATACGAAAGGCTAAAAAAATACAACACCAGTTTCGCGTACCGTGGGACCAGGTATGTCAAGTCTGTGAATTACGACTTGCTCACGCCTGCGTTCCGGTCATTAATTGATCCTGGCCCTTTTTCTTTTTGTTATTTTTCGGATGATTCCTCGTTTGCGTTCACCGACGCCACAGGAAAGAAACACAGGTATAATATGGACATTGCCACCAATGACGCATCCCATACTAGACACCTGTATTCATACATCGAAAGTTGTGTACCCAGCGGGGATTTGAAGGACCTTCTCTGTGGTGGGCATGATCAACTTAAGGTTGACTTGACCATCAAAAACGCAGATGGGCGCCCCGTTGGCAAAGCTATACACAACAAGAAATCACCCTATTCCATGTGTCTTTATTCAGGCTCCACAGCCACCACTTTTTCTAATAACATAGCGAACTTGCTTATTGGCGTTAATATACGTCACAGCATACGCCGTGGCAAGATTGCTGAAGAAGATATAATTAAAGCCGCTAGGGAGGTTGGATTCAAAATAACATTACAGAAGTGTGAACATATCGAGCACATTCAGTTTCTGAAACATTCACCCAATGATGAAGGAGAACCATTTCTCAATCTAGGGGTAATCATTAGATCATTAGGTAATTGCAAGGGACCCAGTATCCCAGTTAGGGCCAAAGGGCTACAACGCAAAGCAAGTATCTTTCAGAGTAATCTTGTCGCCGGCTTCAAGCATGCTGGTGACTCGAGTTTTACAAGGCTATTGGCTGCAAAGCATGGCATTGGTAAGGCATACTCTGAAAATTACATGATTAATGAAAACATGGGACAGAAACATAGGAATGTCATAGTAACCAACCAAAATTACACCAACAGGTACGGTCTCACAGATGACGAGTACGAAGAAATGCTTTCTTTGTACCGTAGCTCTGGATTCGGCGACCTCATACGATGTAGAGCGAGTGATAAGATCTTTGCTCTTGATTATGGTTACGAACCCGGCAAGTAACTGCCCGTTGGCTTTGAACAATCCAATATAAAACGCTTCGGCGACTTATAAGAAGTTCTATTAA